ATAACCTTACAGTGGGAGGTTCTCTCTACTTGGAAGGAACAGCAATCGCTTCATTGCCCGATAACCTGACAGTGGGAGGTTCTCTCGACTTGAGAGGAACAGCAATCGCTTCATTGCCCGATAACCTTACAGTGGGAGGTTCTCTCGACTTGGAAGGAACAGCAATCGCTTCATTGCCCGATAACCTTACAGTGGGAGGTTCTCTCGACTTGAGAGGAACAGCAATCGCTTCATTGCCCGATAACCTTACAGTGGGAGGTTCTCTCGACTTGAGAGGAACAGCAATCGCTTCTGTGCCCGATAACCTTACAGTGGGAGGTTCTCTCGACTTGAGAGGAACAGCAATCGCTTCATTGCCCGATAACCTGACAGTGGGAGGTTCTCTCGACTTGAGAGGAACCATCGACACAAGCAAAGTAAATCGAAACATTGACGAAGAATCATTCTTTTCATGGAGAAAAAACAAATACATAAAAGCTGACGGTATTTTCTCTAAGGTGATTTCACACAAAAGGAATGTATTCAAAATTCAGAAAATAGGAGAAACAAAAGAGTCTTATTTGGTCACTGACGGAAACGGAAAATTCTCCCATGGAGAAACGATTAAAGAAGCCAAAGAGGATTTGATTTTCAAAATTTCAAATCGTGACAAATCTGATTACAAAGGCTTGACTCTTGAAAGTAAAATGAGTTTTGAAAAAGCAATCGAATGCTATCGAATCATAACCGGCGCTTGCAGTTTTGGAACTAAAGATTTTGTTTCAAATAGACTCATCAAAAAGGAAAAGGAGTACACTATCGCTGAAATGATTGAAGTTACAAAAGGAGAATACGGAAACTCAACTTTTAGCCAGTTCTTTTCGTAATGGCAAAAACTATCCGCTATCAAAAACTAAACGGTAGAATTCAATTTCCGGATAAGCTATTGACGAATATCGAAAATATGATTGATCAATCAACCGATGGAGATCATATTATCTCCATCGGAAAGCCAAAAAGGAGTACTGACCAAAACGCTTTGATGTGGATGTGGTTCCGATGCCTTTCTGAAGACACTAAAAGCGAGCCTGGGGAATTCTATCAATACTATTGCGAAAGATACCTATCAGAGCGATGCACCTATACTGGCAATAAGTTCAAATCAGGAGGTACATCCACTCTCAAATCAAACGAATTCACAGATTTTTTAAACAAGATACAATCCGATGCAGCATCGGAGTTCAGGGTTATACTTCCAATCCCTGAAGACTTATACTGGGAAGAATTTTACAATCAATTCAAATAAAAAAATTATGGACAAAATTAAAAAAGCGAGTTTAAAAAAGGGTAGAACATTAGAAATCACCCTTACGGAAATCATTACTGTAGACCAGGGAACAGTAGAAAACGAAGTCGGCAAGAAGTGTAATTATCTCGCACATATCGACCTAATCACAGCCTTTGGACAATTAGATCATCACTTGCAGAGCGTTTGCGTATTGGGCGGAAGCTCGGAAGACTTTCATGTGTCGGGCTTCACTCTTGGCGGAGAGGATGGAGAGGGTGTAGTTCTTATTGGAAGCAAAAAATTAAGCACTGGAAAGGTTTTAAATCTTGTAACTCCTTTCATTGAATTCTACGATGGGGACTATGCAGCAGCGGATGACTTATTCACGGACATTGAAGTTCTGACAGCTGAAGTGAAAGAGTACTTAAATGGCAAGTGTGCTGTAAAACAAATCGAAATCAACTTCGATGAGAGCGACGAAAATTCAGAGGTGAACATCGCTACCAGTGAGGAGCCAAAGAAACGAGGCAGAAAGAAAAAAGTAGCAATCCAACAACTTGAACGAGTTGATAGCTTTAGTACAGACGGAGTGGAAACATTCGAAGTTCCAGTTATGGGTAAAATAATCGTCGATGAAGAGGAGAATTTAGAAACAGCAGTTTAATAATTAGCGTATGACACAAATAGAATACATCCCAATAGAGGACATAAGAGAAAGCCAGTTAAACCCTCGTAAATCATTCAACGAAGAATCACTGATCGAGCTTTCAGAAAGCATTTTGAAGCAAGGCCTTTTGCAGCCTATCACTCTCAGAAAGAAATCAAAATTAAAAGTGTATGAGGTCGTTTGCGGGGCAAGGCGTTACAGAGCTTCAAAGATTGCAGGCCTTGATACAATACCCTCTATCGTTAGAGAGATGACAGACGAAGAGGCTTTTGATGCAATGATTACGGAAAACTTACAGCGTAGAGACGTCGCGCCAATGGATGAGGCAAGAGCCTTTAATGAGCTTCATAAGCGCGGAGTATCATTTGAAGAGTTAGCAGCCCGATTTGGAAAGTCAATAGGGTTTATCAGACTGAGAATAAAGCTCAATGATTTAGTTCCTGAGCTTGTAGAACTTCTCGATAATAAAACACTTCAGATAAGCCACGCTCAAGAACTTTGCAAACTTGATGCAGAAAATCAAAGCTTAATTTGCAAAGAAAGGCATGCCAATGAATCAACCTACTATTTATGGACTGATAAAAAAGTCAGCGAGGTGAGAAATTATATATCAAATCAATTCAAAAATCTTGAATACGCAAAGTTTGACAAGGCAGAGTGTGAGTCATGCCAATATAGATGTGGATCTAGTTCATTGTTCCAGGAGTATGACGAAAATAGGTGTACGAATATTTCTTGCTTCACTAGTAAGTCAATCGATGGATATGTAAATCAGGCCATAGAAGCATCAGCGCTTGGATGTCTATTATTGAAACATGGGAATAGCCCTGTTTTTGACAAGTTGGAAGAAATGGGATATGTACTCTACGAAAAAAATATGTACGACTTTGAGCATTTTGCGGAAATGCCAGAAAGGGATGAGGATGATAGTGATGAGGAGTGGGAAGAAACAATGACGGACTATCGGGAAGACGTAGAAAGAGATAATTCTCGAATTGAAAGCGGATATAAGAAAGCTCTTATAATGGGATTCTGGAATAGTTACGAAATAAAACTTGTAATTCCATACGGACAAAAAGGAGAGTCATCCGACAAAGTCACTCTATCTGCAGAACAAGTTCAACTTACAGAGCTTCAGAAAAAAGATACTCGTAACGCCGAGATCAAGAACGAAAAGACTGTAGAGGATCTTAGAACTCTTTTGATAAAAAGCCATTACACAGAGTTCAACTATCCAATCACTGACACTGAACGAGTAGCCATGTATGCTTTCATGTTGAAAAATACCGACTATGGATTCAAGAGAGATGTAGAAAATTCTTTCAATGAGGATCTTACTGCTCTTGAGAATATAAAAGCATTATTGGCAACACCGGCTCAAGCACAAATCATCAGGGCTTTCATTAAACGAAATGCTACAGATGGTGGAGTTACTTATGAAAAAGGAACTCAAGAAGTATTGAAGTCTATCTGTAAGGAAGCTTACAATGATGATTCGCTCAAGATCGAACTCAAGCACGAAGAGACTTATCTAAAGAGAAAAGAAAAGATCGATGAACAAATCAAACTACTGTAATGAATATACAAAAGTCAGATAAGTATTTTATCATAACTTTTAATTACAGACCAAATCTTGTTGAGGCCGTTAAACTACTCCCAGGCAAACACTGGGATGGCCTCAACAGATGTTGGTTGGTACCGATAGAGTATGAAAGCAGCGTGACAGAGTTCGCCGCTAAATATGGTTTCAAGTTTGGACGAACGGTAGTGACAAGTGAAGATGTCGCTTATGATTTACCACCGATGCCGGAACTTGAAAAAGAGCTTAACCTTGCAGATGGGTTTAACCCCTACCCTTACCAAAAACAAGGGATTGCAAAGGGACTTGAATTAAAACGCTTTCTCAACGGAGATAAGCCAGGACTAGGAAAGACAATGCAAGCTATTGCAACGGTTCACACCGCTAACGCTTACCCTTGCTTAGTGATTTGCCCCTCTACTCTAAAAGAGAACTGGAAGCGCGAATTTAAAAAGGTAACCGGTAAAGATAGATCGTTGATTCTTGAGGACTCAAATAAGAGAACCTTTCCACAGTTTCACAATGCCGGACTTTCAGATACTTTCATTACGAATTTTGAGAGCTTGAAAAAATTCTTCGTTCACCGGATGACGAATACAGAGGGTCAAAGATTGACATTGAAGCATATTCAATTCAAGCCGGAGATATCAATGTTCAAATCAATAATCATTGATGAAAGCCACAGAGTGAAAAACGGATCTGCTCAAAGTTCAAAATTCTGCATGGGAATATCACAGGGAAAAGAATATGTCATTCTTCTATCCGGAACACCGGTGATAAACAACCCAAAGGACTTAGTTAGTCAGCTTCACATTATGGGGCGCTTGCCGGACTTTGGAGGCTACAACGGATTTGTTCAACGCTATTGCGCCGGGACTAGTGGAGCGAGTAACTTAAGAGAGCTTAATTACAGACTCAACAAAGTTTGCTTCTTTCAAAGAGAAAAGCACGATGTACTAAAAGACTTGCCGGCAAAGGTTCGACAAACGGTAATTTGCGAAATCAACAACCGAAAGGAGTACATAGATGCCGAGGCGGATCTTGTAAGGTATCTCAAAGACTACAAGCAAGCTTCAGACGAAAAGATACAGAAGTCAATGAAAGGAGAAGTGATGGTCCGTATCAATGTGCTAAGACAAATATCAGCTAGGGGAAAAGTAAAAGAGGTTGTAGAGTTTGTGAATGATATGCTAGAGCAAGATGAGAAAGTGATCTTATTTGTCAACCTACATGAAGTGGGTAATGAGCTAAGAAAACATTTCCCGAAAGCAGTAGCAGTCACAGGCCTTGACTCGAAAGAGCAAAGACAATCAGCAGTTGACAGATTCCAAAGCGATCCTACTTGTACTTTGATCATCTGCTCTATTAAGGCAGCAGGGGTTGGGCTTACCCTAACAGCTTCGAGTAATGTTGCTTTTGTTGAGTTCCCATGGACGTTCGCAGACTGTGAGCAATGCGAGGATAGAGCACACCGAATCGGTCAATTAGACAGTGTAACGGCTTATTACTTCCTTGGTAGAAATACCATTGATGAAAAGATTTATAAGATCATTCAAACTAAAAAGGACATGGCTTCGACAATCACCGGAAGTACTGAACAGGTAGAAGAATCAACAGTAGATTTAATTGCAAACTTATTTGAAAAATCACTATGATAACAACTAAGAAGAAAAAAACAAAAAGTAGCTTGGTTGCTTCACTCGACAAAGTATTCTCCCAGTTTATTAGGCTTAGAGATACGCAAGGAGGTTTCGGGCGGTGTATCTCTTGTGGAAAGGTAGTCACTTACAAAGATTCGGATTGCGGTCATTATATCAATAGAAAGCACATGACGACCCGATACGATGAAAAGAACTGTAATGCTCAATGTCGCTCATGCAATCGTTTCGATGAGGGAAATATGCAAGGCTATCGCAGAG